ATTTCCAAATATATACAAAGAAATGGATAAACAAATTAAAAAACTACAAGAAGCAACTGATAATAGACAAGAAAACATTGATAAGATACGAGTTAGAAAGGCTGAAAAAGAACTTGAAGATGCTAAAGTAAAAAACATTGAAAATTTAAATGAAGATGATCTTAATGTTGATTTTATAGACGAATCAGAAGCGGGTGAAGACGAATTTAAAGAAGGTGATTTACAACCAGGTGGAGAAGCAGCAGATCAAGATGATTTATTTGATGAAAATGATGTTCTATTTTCTGAGTTTAAAAACGAAATTGAAAAAAAACCAAGTAGACCATCACCACCATCCAGTAGAACTAGAAGCAGAACAACACCAACACGACAACCACAACCCAGACAAAAACCAAGTAGAGCACAAACACCATCACCCAAAAGAGGAAAAATAAAAGGCGGTAGATCAATAAAATTTGTAGATAAAATGCTTTCATCATGGGGGTTATAAGTAATGTTTTCAATTATTTAGAAAACATTGAATAAATACACTAGTTTTTAATATGTTTTCAACTTTTATTAAAAACTTTAAGAAAAAAATAATAATCTAACCCTTGATAATATGCCAACTTTACATTTAATGAGTTTAAAAGAAGCTGAGAAATTAACAAAATCTTACCCTATTGCTTTAATAAAAGGTGATGAAAGAAACAAACTATTTAACCATTTTCTTATTGTAGATCCTGATGGTAAAGAAAAAAACAAACAACGCATGGAATTACCTCATGATTTAGTTTTTCAATTACTTCCACCAGATAATCCTAAAAAAAGAAGCATTTGGTATATAGCGGGAGCAGCAGGCTCAGGGAAGTCTTACCAAGCTAAAATCGTTATAAATAATTATCATAAACTATTTCCAAAAAACCCTGTTTATTTAATTTCTAAATTAACAAGTGATGAAACATTGGATGAATTAAAATTTATTCAAAGAATTGATATAACACAATTTTCAGAAGAAGGCTTTGATATTAATGAACAAGAACCATCATTAATTATATTTGACGATTTTGAAACGTTAGAAAAAAAAGAATTAGATGTTGTTTTAAAAGCTATTGATGATATAGCTATTATGGGACGGCATCATCAAGTTAGTATGATTTACATAAGCCACCACCTCACAAATTATAAGCAGACACGATTAATTTTAAATGAAAGTCATAATATTGTTATTTTCCCACAATCATCAAGTAATTATCAATTACGTTATTTATTACAAAATTATGGAAATATGGATAAAGAAAGTGTAAAACCATTAAATAAATTAGGAAGATGGTGTTGTATTCATACACAATATCCTAATTATGTTATTTCACAAAATTCCGCTTATTTATTACATCAAGACGATTAAATATTATTATCTCAATTATAATATATATTATGGACGATGAAATTTTAAAGCATCTAAAAGCATATTCATTATCAGATAGTGATATTCAAGTAGTTTTAAATCCAGATACAAAAATACAAACTTATGATAAACTTTATAATATTACTCATATTGATGAGATTTTTGATAATTTAGGTAGATGCATTATATTATATTTAACTGAAAATAAAAATACAGGTCATTGGGTTGGAGTTATTAAAAAAGGTAATCAAATAGAGTTTTTTGACCCATATGGTTATTTTCCTGATACTCAAAATGTTAATTTAAACGTTCCAGCTCACATTAATAAAGAATTTGGTCAAGATTATCCCCGTTTTTTAGAATTAGTTGCTGATGCGGGTTATTCATTAGTTTTTAATAACAAACCTTTACAAAAAGAAAATTATGATATTGCTACGTGCGGGCGTCATACAGCTTCACGATTATTATTCTATAAACTATCTTTAGATGAATATTATAAATTAATGAAAGAATTAAAGGATATTAAAAAGATTAAAACAGTTGATGATGTTGTTACTAAATTTACCCACGAATTAATAAATAAATAAATAGAATTCATTTATAAATAATTATCTAAGTTTAATTATATATGAGTAGATTTATAAAAAATTCTAATTCAAACGATACAGATAATATTTATTACAATGTTGATATTATAAATGGTAGAACTACATCAACAGGTTCAGAAAATGACCCAATAGCATCATTTTTTGAAGCCAGAGATACGCCAATTATTTCAGATATTTCACAGTATAAAATGAGCGTTATTAGATTTACGATGGATGGAATTAGAGACCTCCCCTTATTCATTCCTAAAATTGAAGATAATCAACCTAATCCAAATAAAACAGTTTATAAAATCACTATGGTATCTCAAAATGTAAGTGAATCAATGTCTGTTATATTTGCTCCCGAATTACAAGATACTATTTTATTAACAGCTCAAGAAAATCAAACTATTGAAAACGAATATTATTGGGTTCATACTTATGCCCATTTTGTTAAGTTAATCAATAAAACATTTCTTGATTTAACAACATTGATAAATAATCAAGTGGCAAATGATATTGTTCAACCAAAAATGATTTATAATTCATCTAATAAGAAATTTGATTTATATCACCCAAAAGAAAATCTTAAAATATATTTTGATTCTAACTTATATAATTTGATTTCTCACTATCCTGGTAAAAAATCAATTAATGACGATTTATTATATTATGAAATTGACCCCATAAATGTATTTGGGTTAAATGGTTTTATTGCAGGTAGTCCATTAGAAGATTATATTAAAGTAGAACAAGAAAAATATTCAGTTGGAACGTTTTGGAGTCCGATAGCTTCAATTGTATTTACTACAAATATGCCAATTATTAGTGAAGGAGTTGCGCCGCCTTTAGTTTATGGTGGAAATAATATTAATACATCAGTTGGTTCTAATACAAACTTTGAAAACATAATAACAGATATTGCATTATCTACTGACGACGCTTACGATTATAAACAATTTGTTAGTTATGTTCCAAATGAATACCGTTTTATTAATCTTGAAAATAGTCAAACTCCGTTAAATTCTCTAAGCATAAAAGTGTTTTGGAAGTCACGTCTGACATCTCAGTTAATACCGCTTAAGCTGTCTAATTTATCTAATATATCTATGAAGTTTTTATTTACTAAAAAATGATTTTTATCTAAGAATATAAAAAATTTATTTTCTTAAGTAATATATATATATATGTCAGATTTTAATAAATCCGTGACAAAAGTACAAGTTATTGATTCAAGAGTTTCACAAAAAGATCCCGTTTTTAATGTTTTTAAAGGAGCAAGTCAAATTTTAAGTCAACCTACCTCAGCAAATTCAAGCTCAACCTCTAGTTTAAATTTTACGGTTCAGGTCCCATCCACCGACAGTTACATGGACAGAAGTATTGAGCTAACTGCTGAATCAATTCGTAAAGTGGTTTTTACTTATACTGCCGGAGCTGTGACGGGTACTGGTGATACAATATGTGATTTTGGTAATAATTTAAGTCTTCCTGCTTTCCCATTACAACAAGAAATGGAAAATATCAACATTAATATTAACGGCACTAGTGTAAGTCAGCGTCAAAATCGTGTTATTAATGAATTACTTAGAATGTCAAATATGAAGAAAAACCATTTACAACGTGGGTGTCCTACACAGTTAGATAAATATGGAAAAAATACTGAGGCGTTAAATTGTTTGGGAGGGTATGAAACAGCTTTTGATAGTGATAATGTGCCAAACGGTGCTTTTACAAACGTGTCATGGTGTGATGTAAATGGAGCTCCAGTAGGACCACCAAAAATATTAACTAACGCTCAAATTACTACAACAGCGTATTATAAATTTAAATCTACTGAAAAACTAGTGCTGTCACCTTTCATTTTTTCAGAGGACAAAGACGATAGCGTGGGGCTTTTTGGGTTACAGACGTTTACTGTGCTATGTACGTTAAGTACGGATTTGTCTAGGTCTCTTCGTTTTTTCGATAATTTAACTAATAGAAACGTTGTTATTACAAGTATTGGATACGCTAACCCCGCAAAAGCATGGGAATCCGCCGTTATTAATTCGATTTTTAGAGCTCCTGCTATTGGTCAGCCTCAGCCTCAGCGTTCTATTGTTCCATATATGCATGTTAGTGATTTTGAAACTATTACCAATCAAACCGTAGCTGCTGGTGCACAAAATGTTCAAATTCGTTCAGGAACTTCAACTTTATCACAAATTCCTGATTACCTATTGATTTACGTTAAGCCTAAAAATTTAGCAGCAAATTATGGTGATAATTATCTACCAATTACTGGTTTGAATATGTCCTTTTTGGGTCAAGGGGGTATTTTATCAAGTATGACTGGATACCAATTATTTGAAACATCTGTGCGTAATGGTTTGAATATGGACTTTAATCAATATTTTGGATCAGCTCATACTAATAATTCAAATGGTTCAAAATCCATATTGACCGGCGGCTTCATTATTTTACGTCCAGGTATCGATATTGAATTACCGGCACAATACGCAGCTGGGTGTCCTGGTAATTTCTCAATTCAAGTAACTGCAACAGTAAATAATCAGTTAGATATTCAAGTTGATTCATTAAGTTTAACCTTAGGATATATTTATTCTGGATTCTTCATTACTGAAAACGGTAAATCAGCAACTTTACTTGGTCCTGTTGATGTTCAAGAAGTCGCCAATATGACAAAAGCGGGTCCTCAATATCAAACCCTAGATTCTCAAGAATTAAGTAGAATGGTTGGAGGTTCTAGTTTTTGGAGTAAATTGGCAAGTGGTGTAAAGCAAGTGACTTCATTACCTGTTGTAAAAGATATTACTAAAATTGGAAAAGAATTAGCAAGAAATTCAGGAAATCCTCAGCTAGAAATGGCAGCTACAGCGGCTGACTTAGTTGGTTTGGGTAGAACTACCGGTGGAAAACGTAAGGGGTTACATAATATGGTTTTTAACCAATAATTGAAATATTACTATAAGAATAATTAAATTTTTAATCTAATTATTATTATATGACAACTTGGAATACTGATAAAAATTTATTCGAATTTCAACAACTTTTAATAAATTCAACACCAATTGAAAATAAAAATGTATCTCGTTTAAGTGATAGTAAAACGTTTTATTCAACGTGTGGATTAAATCAAGGAACACTTCAAGCATTACCAACAACAACAACAACAACACCAATTTATTTTAACGAATCAATTGATGACGCTTTAACTTTTCCTGATTTTTATTCAACTTATTTAAGATATTCTTTAAAATATTTTGTTGGTTTATCATCAACTGATAATATAAACTGTGATTTATGTATTATGTATTACGATGCTGATAAAAATTATATTTCTAAATCCGTAACCAAAACTGTTACAAGTAATGATGAAAATATTAATATTGAAATTATTGTTGATAATTTCAGTTATCCAATTAATACAAAATATATTTTCTTAGGCTCTACCAATGGAAGAACAAGTGATTTAACTTTTTATTTTAATTATGCTAATATTATTGTTAAAACATCACAAGAAGAAATTGGAGAAAATCCAAAGTCTAATGATAACAATCTATTTATATTTATTTCAGGGACTGGTGGAGGTATAGGACCCAACCCTATACCTGATGATTTAACAATTAACAAATTAAATTTAAAATTTACTGAAACACCTGATGGAGTTGAACATAAACCACGTTTAAATTTTGAAGGTGAGACGAGTGCGATTATTGGTTCATTAGAAATTTGGGATAATAAAATTACTTTAACTGGTGGCGATGTTGATGTTTCTAATAATAAATTGATAAATTTAAAAGCATGTGTTCTTGATACTGACGGAGCAAATAAAAAATATGTTGATGATACAGTTGTTGCATTAAACGCTGATTTAACACAATTAGAATCTGATGTTAATACGTTAGAAAATGATGTTAATAATTTACAAACTCAACAAACTACAAATACAAATAATATATTAACAAATACAAATAATATAACAACGGTCACAAATCAAACATCAACTAATACAACAGCAATTGGTGTTTTAAATAATTCGTTAGCTGGAAAATTATCAACGGTGGGGGGTTCAATGTCAGGTAATATATTAATGGGTGGCAATAATATCAATGGCTTGACTGCAATAAACTTACAAGGCGGGGGTGGTTTATACGCTGATAGTGCTAATACTACATTTTTAAAACCGTTTTCAACAACAACTTTGGGACAAATATTTAACTTTACAAATCATAATGGAACAATTACAACAATGTTTATTAGAACTGTGGAACGTGTCATGGAATTATTAGGTCCAATTAGAATGAATGGTAATTTTATTTATAATATTGCTGATGGAGTAGGATCAAAAGACTGTGTTAATAAATCTCAACTGGATACTAAGCTTTCGATTTCAGGGGGTGTAATGGGTGGCGATATTGATATGTCAAGTCAAAGTATAATCAGAGCTGAAAATATTAGTTTTCCATCAAATACAGGTGAAAAATTAAATTATTTAGTAAATCCTGATGGTATTAGAAGTAGATACACAACAGAGGTCCAAGCAAGAACATTAGCATTTAGAACCGAACAATCTTTTGCTTTTTATAAAAACGGTGATTTTAATCCTGCACGTCTAAATCCTGGCGGTGGTCAAATATTTTTAACAATGGAAGCGACTGACGGCACAAATGTAAATGATAAAGTGAAAGTTTGGAAAACATTGGATAATTCTGGTAATGATTTGATTATGTCAACTAGTTTATCAGGAGATTCTAATCAAATTATTTTTAGATCCTCACCTGGAACAAATACAAATAGGATATTAACGATTGGAAACGGCAACTTCGTTTTTCTGTCAGGTGAAGCCTTTTTGGCTATATCTACAACAAGCCTTTATACTAATAGACTTTTAAATATGAATTCAAATAAAATTACAAATGTCAGTAATGCAACAAGCGGATTTGACGCTGTTAATCTAAATATGCTTAATTCCGCTGTTTCTAAAATGTATAATCCTATAAATATGCCCATAACACCAAATCCACGAAATTATACAAATGAAACGACTTTATTAACTGTTACAACAAATGATTATACATTATTTACAGCAACACAGCGATTAAGTTATGAATTTATAATACCTACCTTAGATTTTAGTGCTGAACCTCCAAATATTTCATACAAATTAAATATTTTTGAAGGTAGTGATAGTGTGGCATACGTATTAATGAAGACGTATCCACTTTTACAAAAGAAAGTTGGAAGAGATGGTATACCATCTAATTGTATTAATAATGTTGGTATTTATAATCCTACACGAAATTTATCACCGACTAAAATAAGATTTACTATTACTATCGTAGTGGCTACTGGTGGAACTGCTTCATTAATAACAAATAATTGGGCAAATTATCAAGATGGTTATTTAATTACTGAAAAAATTGTTGTTTAATAAATTTATCTAAGAAAAATTAAAATCTAGGTTTAATTATATATAATGGATTCAAATGGATTATTGTTGGCAACAGGATTAGCAAGTTTAGCTATAAGAGGTAGTGTATCGTGTTTTAATCATAGAAAAAAATTAAAAAATTTATGTAAAATAAAACTGAGTAGCTTGATACTTTCAAAAGGAACGGGTAAGACAATGTTAAAAGAACATTTACAAAGTTTATCTAGTGATTTGATAATTGTAGATATGAATGAAGCTATAACCGATTCTAAAGACGAATTAGATTTTTTAAAAAAAGGACAGGAATATATTGATGATTTACTTAAAAGATTTTCTAAAAAAAGATTCCTTTTATTAATAGAAAATCGTGAGCAATCTACATTTTTCCGTGTGTCTGAAGAATCATCTTTTGTTGTTACACCGTGTATTTCTCTTTTCAATACTATTTTAAAAGACTTATCATTGAGTAAAAAATTAGAAGTAGAAAAAGCCCGGTTAGCACTAATAAAAGACACATCAAGTGATAAATTAAACATTTTTGAAAGCTATAATGAACTATATAGTATCTTAAAGCAATTGTATAAACTTCAGAGTACTTTTTAATTTTTTTAATAACTATATAAACTATAGTAATTAAAATTAATATTATTTCTCATAAAAAAAGCTCGTTTAAAAAAATGGTAAGATAACACAACCCAAAAATATGGTATGAAGAAAAAAAACCAAAATGAAAGAATAATAAAAAGAAATCGTAATATAAAACAACACATCAACACAAATT